GTATTTATTATTTCTAAAGAATAAGGTTGTAAATTATCTACATATTCTTTATCAACTAATGTTCTGTTAGTATAATTAGCACTATAATCTGCTAAATATTCTATACCTTTATTATTTATATTATTTTTAAATACAAATAGTTTATTTATACTATCATAATATAGTTCACAATATTTTAATGAACCATCTTCTGTTCTTAAACTTATTGTATTAGGTCCTAAATTTAAATCAGAAAATATATCTGCATTATTTCTTTCACTGCGTAAAAATATACCACCTGATTCATAATGAAATAAACTTGTAAATGTACTATTAGTTAAAGTTATATCAAAAGTTTTATTTGTATCAGAAGTTATAGAAGTATTTTTAGTTAATTCTCCTCCCAATTCAACATTTCCTAAATTTTCTGTTAAACCATTTTCAAAAATATACATACCAGAAGGTGCGTCTGCATAAATTGATATTGGTGTAGCGTCTATTAATGATGTTACAAAACCAGTTGATGATAAATAATAAGTGTTAGTTGTCGGATCAAAAGGCATTTCACCTTCACCACCTATCCAATTTAATAATTTTAAATAAACTTTATGATTATCTATTATTGGTCCTAATACAGGAGACCATCCTCTATCAAATATAAATTCATATTCATTATTAAGTTTCTTTGAACTTATCTGAGGATTGTATATGTTTTTTTTAAATAAACCCATAATAATTTGTATTTATAATTTTTGTTACTGTATTTAATATATTTTGATATTCATCATCATCTAATATATTTAGTTGTTTATTATCATAATCGTAATCTTTAAATAATTCTAAACTATTAATTAAGAACCAAGTAATATTACTCATCTTTTTATTTATACGCCCATTATTTATTTGAACTTGTATTGCTGATACAAACTTAGATACATCATTCATTAAATCAAAAGTATCTAATTGATTTAAGAAATTACTCATCATACTATAATGTTTAATGTTTGATAATTAACTAATTCTGTTAATAAAAAATAACTTCTTTCTTTATTTCCTACTTCTACTGAAGCAAGAAAAGATTTAAATAAAGCATCATAATATATTGATTTTTGCATAAATATTTCAAAATCTGTTTGCCAACGTTGTTCAACTAATTGAAATTCTGTATAATTATTTGCAATATATTCAAATATTTTAGCTCTATATATTTCTGATTGTTTATACAAAAACTCACACCATGTATTTGTAACAAAACCACTTGGACCAACAATAGGTTCATATTTAATATATAATGAACAATCTACATATCCTTCTGGAATTTCATCTAATAAATCTATTGCTTGTGGTTCTATTGTAAATACTACTTCAGATTGTATAACAGATGGATCTTGCCAATTAAAATCATTTCCTTTAATTAAACCTTTATTAAAACAAAGATTATCAAGTAAAGTACCATCTGTAATTTGAATATAATCATCTGTTCCATTTCCATTAAGAGTTTTTGCAAATATTTTTTCTCCTTCATTGTAAAATATCATATCAGTTAAAGTAACATTAGTGTTAAGATATGTAACCATTGTTGTTGCATTAGGCATATTTTGATTACAACTTACTTCATAATTATATCCATTGCAAGTAAAATTAATATCTTTTGCATTATTATAATCTGTTCCATTAAAAGGTATAAAATCACCATAAGGAATAATATAAGCGTTTTTTGTATTATCAAAACGATATGTATGATTTGTTTCAAATATAGATGATGTACTTAATAATGTTAAATCTAATTGAGTTAAATCTTTAATATTAATCCAATCAGGAGAACCATCACATCTAGTACTTTCATCATATAATAATAAATTAGTATATTTATCTTGTACTAATCCAAAATTAATTTTTTTACTCATAAGATGTTATATTTTTAGTTTTTGTATAAGTTTCATATTCATCATCATTAATAGGAATATTTTTATATGATATTCCTTTAAAATCACCATTATATTTAGCTTGATAAATAAATTCATTAAAATCTATTATAGTTTCAGCTAATAATAATCTTAATATATCAAACATTGCAATTATTTTTTGTGTTGTAAATAAATACATATCATTATTTTTACAAATACTTTTAATTTCATCAATAAATTTATCTACTTTAATTTGATGTTGAACACTTATACGTTTTATTAATTTATCAGGTATTCCAATTTGTATCCATTCTTTTGTATAATTATCAATAACAATAGATGCCCACATTAAAATTTTATTTTCTAATTGTAAATTTGATAAACTATTACTTTGTAATTCTTTTGCTAAAACCAATCCTTCATTTTTCCACCATTTTAATTTTATTATTAAAGCATCTTTTAATGCTGTTCTATTACTTACAAATACCCATGAATTTATAATATTTATTTTTAATGCCAAATCTACAAATAAAGGATGATCTTCAAGTTTAAATTTTTTCATTTTATAACCTAGCCACCACTTTTGTAAATTAATACCTATTATACCTGTAAGAATAGGTATTATGATTAGCATTAATTCTTTTATATTTTCCCACATAATATATTATTTTATTTTTACTTAAAAAAAGGGTAATAATAACTATTACCCTTTATTATATTTATATTTATTTAATATTAATCCCAAATAGCAGCGGTTACAGTAGCACCAACACTAACAGGTAACCATTGACAATAAAATGTAATTGCTCCATCTGTAATATCAGCAGTACCAACAGTTAAATCAATATCTGTTCCACTAACTATAGCATATTCATTAGTTTGTCCAAGAGGAATTAAAGTAGCAGTTCCTGAATTAGCTAAAATATCTCCGGCAGCTAAAGTTGTGGCATCAGCAACAGTTGCAATACAACCAGCAGTAGCTCCAGCAACTCCAACAGCTAATGTTCCAGCACTAACTAAAGTTTCAGATATAACTCCAAACACTCTTACCATAGCAACACCTGTTACAGTAAATAATCTATGAGCAGCTTGAGTCCAATTAGTTGTAGAAGCATCAGGAGTATTAACAGTAATCATTTGTGGGATACCTGCTAATATTTTAGCATCTCTTACAATTCCTTCGGCTACTAATTGTTTAGTATAAGCCATTAAACTTTTAGTACCACTTACACCATTAGTAGCTGTTGTATCAGTTTTATTACCAATTACTTGAGCAACTGTATCATTACTAACAACATCAGCAGTTGATACATCAAATTTACTTATTAATGTAGTATTTGCAAAATCACCTAATATAGCACTAAGTGTTACAATACCACCTGTATTAACCAATACTCCAATTTCATCAGTTGCAACTTTAATTGCATCAATTAATAAATCTAACCTTCCTCCATCATCTAAATCACCTTTAGTTACTTGTAAATCAGTAATTAATTGTTTTAAATATCCCATTGCAGTTGTAATATCATCTGCTGCTCCTGTATGAGCTGCTGTATTTAATGCACCTATTAATGCTGCTACATCTGTATCAGATGATAAATTAGCTATAACATATCGAAGTAATGCTACTATTGATGATGTATTTGCTGTATTAGCAGCGTCATCTGTTTTATTTCCTAATACTTCACTAAATGTAGTATTTGCTGTTTCATTTTTATCTGGTAATATTGCTACATTACTATAATGAATATATCCGTTTGTTGCCATTTTATTTTTTTTTATTATTTATTATTTAATTTTCACAAAGATAAAATATTTTTATTTATTTGTTTTAATTTATTTACTTTCCAAGAATACGTTTACATCTTGAAGTGTTAAAGTTTCTCTTTCGTTACTTTATGATATATATAAAGGTAATGTAAACGTGTATTGCCGATGTACTTGCAGCTGTAAAAATAACATTAACTGTATCATTGGTAGTCTCAGCTTCTATATATTTTTGAGTAAAGTCAGTAGCTCTTGGAGTAATATGTCCAATTACATCAGACCCAACACTATCAAAATTGCTATTAATAGGTAAAGTGATATTAAGTACGCAACTACCTGCCGATGTAGGCGTTATTGTTGTATCTATATTAACTATTACATAACTACCTACTCTAATATAATTTGCTGCACCTAATGTTGCTGTTGTAATATTTGTAGTTTTTGTTAATGTAGGAGTATAAGAACTACTTAATATAATATCCAATTTACTTTTATCAGTAAAACTCATTAATCCATTTGTATCACTATTATTTACTAAAAAGTTTTGGTTAATACCTAACGGTGATAATACAGTTCCATCTCCTGTTAATTCATTACTATCAATTGCTACAGAACTTAAATAATTTCCATTAATAGTATTTACTTGACTTATTTTTGTGCCTGTTAATTTAATTGAACCACGTATTGACCAATTATTATTTGTATATTGAATAATGAATTTTTGTATACATACATATTCGGTAGCTAATACAGAAGATAAGCCTAAATATAATTCATTTTCTGTTTTTAATAATTCAGCATTATAAGCAGCAGTTAAAGCATTAGCTTGAGGTCCAGTAGCTTGTGTAATACTTTGCCCTTGTACAAACACATGTCTATATTCTTGTGATGATGTATCAGATGATACTGGTATTTCATATACCCATATAGTCATCATACTATCATTAGGCATTAATGTTTGGCCATAGTTAGGTGTAGTAAATGAATTATAATAAGGTCTATTGACTAACAATGGTACAATATCATCTGCTTGTAAGGTATAATTAATTGCATTAGTTCCACTAATATATCGTTGCGAATATTTTTTAGTAATTAAAGATGAATTAATAGTTTTTAAGTCTTCATCATATATAGTACATGCAGAAATATCAGGTCTTCTATTTGCAGCAGTATTACTTAATAATGTAATACCTGAAATATCACCCCCAGATGTTCTATATGTTCCTATGTTATAATGAGCTTCTTGATGACTCTGCCATTGCATAAAACCATGACATTCTCTATTTGCAAATTTATAAGTTGCATTATAATTAACAATTGAAATTAATAATTCATCAAAGCCAGGAAAAGATCCTTCAAATACTATGTCCGCACCATTATAATATAAATAATATATACCAACTTGATCTGTATGTGCTACACTTTCGTATCCTGATACCAATTCGGTAATTAAATTACCTTGATAATATGCAGTTGTAGTTCCAGTTACAGTTATTTTACGTGTAGTAGAATTATAACTTATTACTACATTTTCTGGTTCTACAAAGCCAGTAGGTTCTTTTGTTATAGATATAATATTGTCTATTTTATTATCTAAATTTTGTGCTACTAATACTCCATCAGTATTTATAGACGAAACTAATATACCATTACTATCATATAATTCTAATATATTGGTAGTACCATCATTGGTACTACCATATATTTTCTGAGTATTATGTGTTGAATTAGGTATCATTGTTAGATTATTTTATCTTCTACTATTATATCGCCTGATAATACATAAGGGGTAACTATATCAACATCTTCTGCGCCAATAGTATTAATATAAATTATTGTAGTAAAATTATTTGACCAAATTATTTTTTCTGTTTTATCGTATAATATAATATTATCGACGAGTAATTTAAATAAAGGATCTTTTAACATTGTAGAAGTTAAAAAATTATTTTTACATATAATTCTTTTTAATCTTGTGTGTGTCCAATTTTGATCATCTATAGTCACTAATTCAAAGTCAACTTCTTTTTCTAATAATTTAAGATAAGAAGTATATTCTACCAATTCTTTTTCGGTCATTGGAATAGACGGCTTTATATTTGTATTACGAGGATCTGTTTGTCCTTCAATATAATATAGTGTATTATCTTTGCAATATGAATTTTCATATTTAAGATAAAAAATTCCACTATCTTTTGTTTTTGAGATTTTAATTATCTCGCCTGTTGTAATATTGTTTAGTTGCATGTTATTAAATGTTATTATTTATTTCGTTTGTTAAATTACCACTATTATTTACTAATCCACCGCTTAAATGATTATCTGTAATAATATTATATTCAGAACCAGCGGCTAATGTTGTAGCACCTACAACTGTATTGTTATTTAATTTATTATTATCACCATTAATTGTTAAAGTATTCATTAAATCACAATATAATAATTTTATATAATTCCCAGAAATTGTTGCTGTACCCGTTACTCTTGTGTTACTTACTATTGTACTATCAGCCGTTGCTTCAATTGTTAAATTTCCTGATATTGTACTATCTGTTATTGTATTGTTATCTGAACTAATAGTCAAATTACTTAAAAATTTAACATTTGTAAATGTCCAATTATTATATGTTGATAATGATACTGCACTTGTAATAATTCCATCACTAAAAATAGCATCTGATTGTAGTCCTATAATTGTATTGCATCTAAAATTAGATAAATATACATTACCATCTACTCTTAACCCTCCCGTTGTATAAACCATTATCGCTTTTGCATTTTGAGTAAAAATTATATTGGAATTAACTTCGTTTTGGTAGATGTTGATGTGTGAATTTGCAGTAGAACTTAATACTATAGTACCTCTACAAGTAGATAATATGTTTTGAATGTTTCCCGTATTTGCTACTGTTTCATTAATTATTTTATCAGCATTTATACCTCCACCTGTAATAGTTAAATTAAAAATTGTCCCAGTGTAATTATTATTTGTTCCTAATCCACATAAGGCTAAGTTGGGTAATGCTAAAGTGCAATTATATAAATTAACAGTTTTACTAGTAGTAATAGGACTGTTAGCTATTGTAGATGAATTAATTATATTTACATTATTAAACTCAACAAAACAATTACACAAAGTTCTCCCTACATCTGTTTGATTAGATATAACTGTACCTTTTCCTGTTATATATACAAATGGAAAAGTTACAATTGTATTTATTGAACAATTTGAATATCTTAATGTATAAGAATTTAAATCTATTTTTAATATAGTACCCGAAGTAAGTTCAAAAGTAGTAGTTTCGGTTATATTACTTATTAACTTTAAATTGTGTTTTCCTGCTACCAATGCATCATAAATAGTATTATAATCTCCACCTGTTCCTACTGTAGCATCAAAATATTGAATTTGATAATAATCTTTTTCTATTGGAAAATTATTTGTATCTCCTATCCATGTTTTACCATTTGATAATGGAGGTTTAATTAAATTATATATACCAGTTGGAATTAAGTAACCTATAGATGTAACAACACTTGATGTCCCATCGTATACATAATTTAACATTCCAGAACCACTATCAGGAAGAGAACCAACAAAACCATATTTTATAGTATTATATAATTCTCTAAATGCTCTATTTGTCGTTATATACGCAGTAGCATGAGTATTATATGAACTAACTGATATTTGAGCTGTATATAAACTTGTACTTGAATTACCACTAAAAACACAATCTTTTAATGATAAATAAATGCTAGCATGAACATTAGCAAAATCAAATACTATTTTATTCCCATTATCTAAAAAATTAAAAAAACCACAATTATAAAATTTATATGCAGTCGATGTATTTGATGTATCTGTAAATATAAACTTAGAAGAAGAAGTATCAACAAAATTAACATTTATATAATTACAAAAATATCCAGTATTTGTAATACTTCTGCCATTCATTATTATTGAATTTCCTGAACCTTCTATTTCTATATTATTATGATTAAATATATGATTTTTTGTTAATGTAATATTTTGAGCTAATTTTATTAACCCACCATTATAATTATTAAATATTTCAGTATAAGCAACTTGAAATTCACTTTCATCATGTACATTATATTCAATACTTGTATTATGCTGTATATTATTTTGATTATCTATTTTTCTCCATATAGAAGAACTATAATCAAACCATATATAATCTCCAATACCCCATATATTAATTCCATCAATGTCAGTATTACCCATAACCGACACCACATAGAAATCTCCTTGTTCACCTGTCCCATTTATTATCTCTGGAATATTATTAGCCGCATCCCAATTACCCAAATTATTAGTTAATGAACCAGATGAGATATTAGAATTTATTGGAATATATGAAAATCCATTCCAATAATATGTCATTGAAGTATCTTTTGTAAAATAAAATAAATTAGTTTCTCCAATTAAAGGAAGATTTGAAAATGTATCATGTATTGTTGCTGTTCGATTATCCACATATTCTTTATCTACATCCGATACTTCTTGTATTTGTTCTGATAATAATGGATTGTATTTAGTTATCGACATAATATTATGAATTTATAATTGTTAATACATTATCTGTAGAATCATAAGTAAAAGTTTTTACTAAGGATAATACACCTCCATAAGTAATTGTTTTAACATTTTTATTACCAGAAGGATTTCCTGTTTCAATTCCTGTATAATATACAAATGTCTTTGTAAGACCTACTTTATCATTTATATCTTGGGTTATATTATTAATACTACCATCAGAATTAATTTTTAATTGGTTAGTTCCATTACCAATTCGTGTAATATCATAATTTACACCCTGATCTGTAAGTTGTACATTTAAGTCTCCTGCAGTAATATTAATTGGTCCAGTAGCACTTGTTATTTTTACAGGTAAGGGTATATTATTAGCTGGTGTAACATCATCTTCTACTACATTACTTTGTATTCCATTTTTTAAAAATGTAACATTTTTATCATTAATGTCAATTTCTAATTCTATTAATTTAGATAAAACATCTTGTAATGTAGATTCTAAACTAAGTCCACTTGAAGAACTATTTACAACTACACCATCTGTAAATAATTTGCGTAAAAGAAGTATTGTATCTTGTGTCAATACATCTCTTAATTTATATTGATCTTGCAATCCCATAATATTATTTATTTATAATTTATATTAGTTAATAAAAAAGGGAAGGAATAGCTATATGCAAACCTTCCCTTAAAATATAATTAAATTATATTAAGTTAAATTAGCTGTTTCATTATATGTTCTACCAGTATTAGCTGTTAGCCAAAGATCAAGTGCTTTTACAATACCAGGTGTTACAGTTGATGAACCTGCTGCATCTCCTTGTGTACAAGTAGTAGGAATAGCTACTAATATTGTATATGGAGATTTAGGTGAACCTGTAATAACTGATGTATATGATGAATCATTACCATGTAACAATAAAACATCATAATTAGTATTTGCTACTGCATATTTTTTTCTTGTTGGTATTAAATAATCTGTAAATGAAGTTTGACCTTCCATATCAGAACTTTCAAATTCTAATCTTGAAATTTCTTCCCATGTACCATTACCAAGAGAAGCTGCTACAGAATAAGTAATAGGTGTATCATTAAAGCCAAATACTGAAATTTGAAAATCAGGTTTATCATAAGTATATTTAATAGTACTAATATCATATTTTTTATTTTCACCTGTAAGACGAATGCCCCATGCTCCAGTAGTAGGATCTGTTACAACAGTAGGAGTTGTACTATTACTAGCACTTTGATAAGGTACTTCAAGATAAATGTTATTAGTTGATACAGATTCTACATAATAAATTGCATCATTAGCATCTTTAATGTAATTACCAGCAATAATACCATGTCCTGCTGAACCAATTGCCAATTTAGAAGAACGTGTAAATGCTACTGCGGCTCCAGCTCCAGTTGCTATTGAATCTGATACCATTTCAATTTTAATAAATCTATCAACAGGATTATCAAAATTATCAACACCATTTTTCATAAGACCTCTTGCCAATAAAGATTGATTAGCTGTATTAGTTGTATTATACCAACCAAAAGTTTTCCATGTATTATAACTATCTACATAATGATCTAAAATTCCTAAACGTTTTACGTTTACTTGATATTCAGTTGCAGGAACAAGAACATTATTTTCTAATGAACCTGATGTCATATTATATCCTAAATATACAACTTTATTTACAGCTGCTGAATAAGGAGTTACTTTATAAAAATCAACATCTTTAAAATTAATAACAGGTGATTTTTTAAGACCTGTTGCTATTGTTTCTACAATTTGCATTTTATCTTTTCCTGTATATGTAGCTGCTGTAGTAGTAATAAGAGTATTATCAATACCAGATAAGGCTACTTCACCTTCTTTTAAATAAGTTGCTGATGTAGGATCTTTGATTGTTGTTGCTTGGCGAGCGAAATCTGATACTACGAATAAATAACTTACATTGTTTGTTTGTACTTGTGCCATTGTTTAATTAATTTATATTTAAATTATTATTTAGACTTGCGATTTGAAATTTCTCGCTGCCTATTGCTCCGAGAGCTAATTGTACTGCTTTAAATACAATATCATAATGTATTGTTTCGTCTAATTCACAATCAACTGTATTTAAAGTATTTAAAATATCAACTACCATTTTTCGTGGTCTTTTGATATATGTAACATTCCATCTTTTAAATTCAGAATTTTTATCTATAAAAAGTTTTATTATTTTAGCATCATCTATCATTGATAATTTTTCTATTGTTCTATATGCTACTGTATTATCAGGTACAGTAAAAGGATTGACAGGATTTGAATATATTGATGCTAAATTATCTTCATTTATATTTTTAACTCCTATATTTCTTACTAATGTATCTCCATATTGTAAATCTACACTATCATTTACTATATATAAAACTTCTATTGGTATTTGAAACATTACTGCATTATAATTCATTACTGTATCATAAGTGACTGTTATTATATCTGCTAATGTTGCTGTATAATTTTTAAACGACCATTCATCATTTACAGTATCATACCATAATGTAATTGATTCAACTTCTCTTTTACTACCTATTTCAAATCCTTCTCCAAGTCTATTGCGATTAGCAAATATTTTTTCATTTAAAATAAGACTTTGAGATAAATTTAAAAATCTACTAACTTCAATATCATCATATCCCATTTCTTGTGCTGATGCTCCATCATATAGTTGTTTAAAGAGATTACGCATTTCATTTACAGTCATATCATTTAATTTTAAAGTTTATGTTTTGTAATAGCATCTTTAAATGCTGCTATTTGCAATGAATTTTCAGGCGATGCTAAATATTCTAACATTTGATCTTTTGTAGAAGCTAATAATGTTTGATTTTTATCATAATATTTATATTTCATTATAACTATTTCTTTTATTTTTAGACATTTAGTTAATAGTATATTAGTATCTAAATTAGGGTCATTTAACAATTCATACAAAAAAGTTAATTTAGAACTTTCGATTATATTAATAAATGAATTTTCTAATTCATCAGCAGTACTATCTTTTGAAACACCTATTGTCATTGCATATAAAATATCTTTCATACTATCAAGTTTAGTTCTATGTTCATTTAACCAACCATAACAAAATGCTTTCATTTTACCATTATTTAATCTACCACGTAATTCTTCATTTTTTTCAATCATTACCCAACGATATTCAGGAGTATCATCTTTTTGTGATAACGATGGTGCTACATCAGGTGCAGTAAGTAATAACTTATAAGATAAATAATCTTTTGGATTTGATAAATCAAATTCACGTTTTAATTGAGATAAATCAAATACATCCTTAATTATTTTTACTTCAAATGTTTCGTAATAATTTTTAGGATGATTTACATTTAAATCTGCATTCAATTCTTTTTCTAAATAAGTTCTTTCTACTGCATTTAAAGGATCTTTATAATTACCAAATTGGTCTCTAAAAATATTCCATACTTGAAATGCACCAGTGTACATAAATAACCCATCATGATTATCTGTTCCCATAAATACTTTAGTATGTACTATTGGTATTAATGTTACTTTTTTATTAGGTAAAGTAAATTTACTGGTAGATATTTCACTACCAGTAATTTCACTTATTTTTGTATTTGTTATTGCCATTTTTATGCTTTTTATATTTTATTATTTTAAAATAGATGGTATAAATTCAAGTACTCTTGTAGGATCAATAACAACTGCACCTTCTTTATCCATAAGCATTACTTTATAACCATCAACTTCTGAAGCTACTTGTTTCATTCTTCCCATACCACCTTTATTATAAGGATCTCTAATACCAGGAATAAATGCGTATTGTGGTTCAAAATTTCTAATTCTAATTTTATGAATATTTGGTTCTTGTTTACTTCCCATATCCATAATAGTCATACGCTGAGATTCAGCAGGACCACCATTCGGGTGCATTAACATATTATAAATAGGGTCATCATAATGATCCATGTGCATAAATGATACTTTAATACCATTAATTGATGCAAAACCTCTAAATTGACCAAATTTAACTTGAATGTCATTATCATTCCAAGTATAAGCTCTACCAGTTGTATCTTTCATCCATGTATAATCATTAGCTGATAAATTATCGGCAACCATTTGGTGTAGTCGTCTAAGACCATATTCACCAGTACCAATTACAAAATGTCTATTTTCCATAGTTCTACGACCAATAGATAATTCAAGTAATGTATTAACTAATTTATCAAATGATAATGTATCATAATAATATTTACTTGATGGACCAAATTGTTCACGAATACCAAGACCAGCTTCAATACCATTACCTGATGAACCTTTCATAGTAGAAGAACCATCTTCACGCAATGTACCTTTTCCGTAAAAAGTTAATCTGTTTTTACGCAATTTAAATTGGCGTATCAATTCATATTCCATTTGTGAAATCCATGATGTACGAACTGTACCATCTTCTCCTTGAAAACCAAATACTAATGGTTTATTTTTACCGGCATCAATCATTTCACCAGCAATTGTATGTTCTAAACGGAACATTGAAATACGATTTTGCATAGTAAAAGGACTAACAAAACTAATATCAGCACCATCTTTACTCATATATCTTTCAGAAAGACCATGAGACATTGCCCAACGACTATTATTAGTTAATTCTGTTATTGGAATAAAAAAGCTATCATCACCTGATACCAATTGCATTTCGCATCTAAATCTATTAGGTGTTATTTCTTGTGGATCAGACATAACTCGTAATTGATAAGCATCTTTTATACCTTTAATAACTGAAGTAACAGTAAAATATTTTTCAGGAAAATCCATAAAAAATCGTTGTCCATTACTACCAATACGTTGATTTGTTGTTCCAACTGGAACTGTTCCAGCTTCATCTTCCCAACATTCAAGTAAAGGAATATTTCTTTCATCTCTACCACGTAATTTCCATTTATACATTTTATCTTCATCTACATATTGTACATCAAATTTATTTAGATAATCATCGAATAACATTCCATAATTTACACTAAACATATTAGTAACAATATTATTTAAATATTGAGGGTTGTCCCCAAAAGCATTGATAAAATGAGTTTCTCTTGTTAAACCATTCCATGATGTAGCATCATTTAACTGATATGGTAACGCTGTATAACCTGCCATGTTTTAATAATTTTTTTAATTTTGAATTAATTACATTAAATTTTCGTTACAAATATATAACATTTTTTTATTTTTATTATTAAATTCTAAATGTTAGCATTTTTTGTTCTTTATTATCATTAGAATTAAGTAAGTTCATTTCTAATACATCATTGTTTGTATTACCATTATTATTTTTTTTAAAATTATAATTTTTATTTTTATTAGGTGTATTTAAAATCATAGATAATTTATTTATATCATCAAGTAGTCCATATTTATCTAATATAGATAATTGTAATCTATATTTATCAAAATTAGAAGAAAGTTTATTATAAGTTTTATTACTAAATAATAAATCTTTTATTTCACTTTTATCTTTAATTGTTAATTCTAAATCACCAATCTTATTCATTTGATCTATTTCTTTATTATAATTCATTATTAAGTTCTGTTGATATTGTTTATATTCATTTTGTTCTTTTTGCTGTTGTTTAAATAATTCTTCTTTTGATTGATATTCAAATGTTTTTAATTGTTCTAACATATTTTTACTTAAATCTTTTATTTCATCATCAGAATACTTATTTATAGTCATATTTATTAATTTATCATTCCATTGTGTTGTACTTCTATAATAATCTTCAATAACTTGTTTTTGTAAATCTATATTATTTTTAAGTACACTTATATCTATTTCAGAATAAGTAGTTTCATAATTATTAACAAAATTTTCTACTTTTCCACCATTACGTAAATATTCAAATAAATCTTGATATTGACTAGGATATTGCTGTAATTCACTTTTAAGTCTATCTTCAATTATTTGATTATTTTTTTGAGAAATATAATTTGATAAATCTTGTATAGATTTAAATTCTAATTCAGCTTCTTTTTCCGGTGCAATTCCACTATCTTTTAAAAAATTATAAATTTCATTTACATCATAATTTTCAGGTTGAATGGGTATTTCGTTTTCATTAATAATAGGTTCGTCATTATTAATAATTGTTGGGTCTTCGTTATTTTTAATAACAGGTTCTTCATTAATATTAAAATTAATGTTTTTATTTTCTGTTTCCATTATTATTTGCTTTTATTGTTTTGATTTGATTTGCTTTTATATTGCAATATTGATTTGTATTTTTCTGTATTATTTATAGTTTGCTGCTTTTCATATTCTGACATTTGTTTATTATCATCACTTTCTTTTTTAATATCTTCGCTATCTAATTTACTACCAGCCTGAATTTGAGCAACCATTATTATACCTTCATTCTTTAATTGTTGTAATTCTATTTCATGTTGCATTTTTTCTTTTTCTAATTGTGTTATCATTTCTTGCATTTTTTCTTGACTTTGTTGTTTATCTTTTTCAGCTTGTTGTTGTATTAATTCTGCTTCTTGTTCTTTCATTTTAAGTTTAGCTAATTTTTCTGACATACTTGATGTATTATATAATTCCATTACATCAGATAACTTAACCATTCCACTTTGCATACCAGCATGAGCTAGTTGTAAAAATACTTGTTCTAATTGTAATTCTTTTTCACTATTATTAATAAATATACCAAAATCAATATCTTTAAATAATTTAGGATCTGATTTATATAATACTTGAATAGCATCATCTGTAATATATTGCATTCGTTTATCACCATTTTCAAGCATATTTTGTTTTGCATATTCTAATACAAATTGCAATAATGTTCTTTGTAATAAATGATGTTCTTGAAATAACTCTTCTGTAATTGTTGCTGAACGATTAATACTTTCTTGTGTTGTTCCTAATCCATCAGATGCCATTAAATCACCTCTACGTTGTCTATTAACACCTACAACTTCATCTGCTAATTCACGTAAATACATCATATATTGAAGTGCTTGTGAAATTGAAGATGATAATTCCATATCAACAGTTTGTACAGGTGAATTAAATTGTCCTGACAATTGTCCTTTCATTGCTTCATTAAAAGGATCTTCTAATATAATACCAAATGATGTAACCCAAGACATAAATAAATCTAAATCTAATCCATATTTTTTTGGTATCTTTGATACATCAATACGAGCTAATTTACCATAATTTCTTGCCCATAATAATTCAACTTTTTTATTAAATACATTCCATTTATATTGAATTGGTTTTAAATAATCTACAACTGATTTTGCTAATTTTTTATTTGTTTTAAGTAATATACCAACAACAGGTGCCCAAATTTTAGAAGGATTATTTATATCTCTCATTTGTACAGGACATCTTTTTTGATCAATATAAATGTCACTTAATATACGAGTAGATTGCCAATATTCATTCATATATTCACATTTAATTTTCTCACCATTTAATTTATCAACTTCATATTTATCATCAACTATCATTTCTTCTTCTTCGCCTGTCTCTTCATTAATATAAGTTAAATTTTTTATTTCTCGTAATACTTTAAAATAAACAGTTTTTACTATAACTCGTTGTCCTATTCGTTCTTCATTTGTACTAAATTGATTAGTTTGTCCATCATATATAAGTTTAGTTCCATTACTATTTTCTTTTATTTCTTCATCCATAATCATTAATATACCACCACCAATATGACCTGTACTTTCTCCTTGTATAATTCTAGTTAAATCTTCTTCTTTTAATTCATTTGAATAACGTTCAATTATTTCACCAACAGTTAAATATCTTGATATTACAATAGCTTCTGCTTCATGAACTTTTCCATTATCAGGTAATCCAAAAATTTGAACATCAATAGGATTAACTTTTTCCATTTCAACATTATTATGATAAATATTAAATTGATAAATTTCTTGTGAATTTATAATCATATCTTTCCAACCATCTTTTGTTTTTTGTTGAAAATATAATCTATCAATATGATCTTTAATTACATGATTAGCAAATCTTTCTCTAACATCTTGAGAACCATACATTTGCCATTGTTTTAATTCCATTAATTTTAACTTAGTTTCTTGTTCGCTAAGATTTTTATTTTCTACAATGTCTTTTAACTTTTTATCAAATTCACTTTTTAACCATTTTTCTTTTTCTGATACTGCATTTGGATTTATAACGTATGCTTTAAAATCTAAATTACGTTTATACATTTCACCAACTAATGTATTAAATGATGGTAATATGATAGGTATTATTTCATCTTTAACAGAAATATCATTATCGGTTTGTGGTAAACCCATTGGATTTAATGCTTTATTGAAATATTTAACATCTAATATTCCGGAAATTAAATCATAATTACTTCTCATATTATTAAAATCTCTAATATCATTTATAGCAGCAGAATGTATATACCAATCTGTTGTTCTTTTTAACCAATCTTTTTGTTCATTTTGTTTTTTTGGTAAATATTTTAGTTTACTTTCCATATATTTAATTTATTGATAATTATTTAATAATGTGCAAATATAATATTATCTATAATATTTAAAAGGTCTAGACCAAAATTTTGCACTTTCATCTTTTTTAGTATCATCTAATCCACTTTCTAATATTCGTTCAATATCTCTATAAAATATTGTTAATGCAATCATTGCTGATACTCTATCAAAGTTACCTTCTGGTCTCCATTCTATTAATTCATCTAATAATCCTTTACTTTTAATTGTATTTAACATTAACAATGTTCCTTCTTCATCTATTGGTTGCAATAACCATTTTTTTATAAATCCTAAACCCATGTTATTTATTTTTTCATTTGCTGTATATCCATATTTTCTTTTACCTACAGATACTAATAAGTTATCACCATCATCTAATATTTTTGGTTTTTCTGCTAATAAGTGTTCACTATATCTATTAGAAAAATATACATATAAACCTTTAATATTATTTTCATACATAACTATAGCATTATAGTAAATTGCTAACCTCCTGACGTTTTCATAAAATGTATCTGCTAATTCTGGTCTTCCTGTATATTCTGCTACAATGCGTTGAGTTATAGTATTCATTACAAAACAACTACCTAATGAAAAACTTTTTTCATTAACTTCATTATAATCAAAATCAACAGGATCAACACCTATAATATAACCATAAGGATGTTCTTTTACAGCATCTATTGGTTCTTGAAATATTTCAATTCCACCTTCTCTGTTTAACTTACTTGGATTATGAGTTTCTATAATTCTTATATCATTACTTTCAACCCATAATACTTTTCCATTATTATCAATAGTTAATCTACCACGATGAATCTCACTAAGTAAATCTTTATTATTAGTTAAATTTATTAATTGTTCTTTTAATAATGTACGTGGAAATGGAGAACCTGATGTACGTAATATTGCTTCTTCCGGTACAATTGGTTGTTCTGCTTTTGTTTTTAATATAGTATCTACATCAGCATTAGATGAAACTAATTTATCTCTTTCTATTAATATATCTTCTTTTGCTACATTAATATTACTATTACCATCTTTATCATAATATCCTTCTCTATTTATATATTCAGGTTGAAACCAACCAACTTCATTATTTTCTGAACCTGGTGTCCAATAATTATGAACTGCATATATATCATAAACATGTGGTGTATAAAATAATTTACGTAATCCTTCAAATCCTGGACCTTCTTCTCCTCCTGTACCATAAGCACATCTTAATCCATAAGTTACTTTACCTTGCATTACAGAAGGTTTAGATACTATCCAACTATCTAATAAATTTTTAAATGACCCACCTTCTTCATATAAAATAAGTTTAGAACGTTTACCACGAGCTGAACTTGATGATTGTCCTAATGTCTTTCCTATTATTTCAGATAAATATCCTTTTTCAACTTCAACTCCTTCTTTTAATTCAATATAAGATGCTCGTTTATGAGACATTGTATTTTTCTTTTGTTTTCTTTTAGCCCATGGTGTATCATTATCCAAAAATGACATTTGCGACCAACACTTAGTTAATACACCATCACCACCAATAAGATATTCGTCATCACCAGCATAAATAATACTTCTACTTTTAGGAATTAAATAAAAATTCCTATTCATCATTGACGCTGCTTTCCACGAATATCCTCTACCACGAGTTTTGAGTATAACAGCAGAGAGACCTCTTTTTTCAGCTTCTTCTAAATAATGGAAATAAAAATAATCACCATCCCAAAATTTAGGAAAATCCGTTATACGTTCACCTTGCACATAATTACCTGATTGTAAATCACTTTCATTACCAATAATTCTAGTTAATTCTATTGGTGAATAATTAAGATAAAAATAATGATAACCTGTAATCCATTCGTTATTATTTAAATAACCATATAAACATCTTCTTTTTTCTTCCTTCCAAAATTTACTATAATTACTATCAACGTGTCTATTTGGTGTATCTTGTGTATATTTACCATTATTAACAAAATCTAAAGATACATTTCTAAAATTACTTGTATTATATATTTTATAATTATCAAGTAACCAATTTTCTAATTTATCTTCAAATCGAAAATCTTTATATTTTTCTTTTATATATTTATCATTTTTATAAGTATCTAATAATATTTTACTATCATATAAATGTAAATTATATTCTGATGTTATAGATACACATTTTTCTATATTTTCAATAGGTATTAAATATCTATTACTTAATTGTTCTAATATTTTTTTATCCATTAGAAGTCCTCCTCTATTTCATCTTCAAACATTGCTTTCTCTCCACCACCTCTAATTTTTTCGTTTTGAATTTTTTTATTATTTTGTATTTTGATAATAGTATCTTCTATTTTTAAATATGTATCTGTTGCTTGTTTTGCAATTTCCAATACTATTTTAGGATTATTTTTTTGTCGTCCATTATTATCTACTTCATTAAAATCAACATTTGTTATGTATTCTTTTACTTTAAGCATTGCTAATTTAGATGCTTCTAATAATTCTTCGCCTGGTGATTTAGGATAACGTTGTTTATATTTATCCATAGCTTTTGTTACTAATTCATCAGGATACCATTTTTCATCAAATAAATCTTCTATTATATTTTTTTCTCTTTCTCTTAAATCCATATAATCAACCCATATATTATCCTCATTATTAGATAACATTCCATAAATATAAGTTAATTCTTTTCTTACTTTACTTTTATCTTTACTTTTATCTCTATTCCATAATAAATCAAATTCTTTTATACTTAATAGAATAGGATTTATAGTTACACTATTATTATTAAATTCAAATAAGTTATTCATTTGTTAATATTTTATTATTTATCGGTTTATGTAATGAAGCATATCTTTTCATTCGTTTAGTATTTTTTCTATATTTACTTTCAATTATAAATAATTTAGGAAAATATAAAGCAATTTCTTCTTTTTTAAAATCATGAGTTCCTACTAATACATTTATACTTTTATATATGAAATAGAAAATATGTTTATAAATTGATAATGCTATTTTTTTATCTAATTTATTTTCTTCTAATTTACGATATAATATTTTTTCAAAATCATTCATATTATAATTTTGTTGTATAAAATAAAATATATATTGGTATATTATCAGCAAAATGTCTATATCCTATAATAGCATAATTTCTTTTTTCATTTAATGTATTATTATCTTTAACTACACAATATATTTTTTTATATCGTTTAGTTAATTCATTTGCATAGAATATAGCTGTATCTAAATCATAAGGTTTTTCTTTTAATATAGTTTCTATATCTATTGTTTTTAATTTAGTCATATATTATAATTTATTTTGTTGTTTATAAATATCTAATGCCATTTTAGTTTTATCTAATGTATATGGTAATATGGTATTTTTATTTTTATTATTAGGTGCATAAAATTCAAAAGAACTATCAGAATTAAGTTTAATAATTATTCTATTTTTATTAGGTATATTATATGATGATAATATACTATAAATATCTAATTGAATACTATACTTATTTAATGCACTATCATGAATATTAAAAGGTTCTTTTAACATATCATAATATTTTATTAAGTCTTCTGTTGTTTTCCAATCACCTACTGCATATTCATTAGTAGTTTTATTTTTTAATATTAAATCTATACTTCCAGCAATCATATATTCTAGTGAATATACTATATTTTCTTGTACTATAATTTCCCAATTTTCTTCTAATTTCTTTATTGCATTTACTATTGCAATTTCATAATTAGTTTTAGGTATTGTATTTCTATCAAGCATATACATTTGCGCAAATATATGTGACGCTGTTCCTAATGTTGCCGATCTTTCTGATCCTAATTTCCAATATTTGCGTAAATTAATTGGATTAGAAATTCCTTCTTTATTTTTAATGTTCTTTTTTACTTTACTATTAGATGCAAATAAAGAATTAAATGGTTCTGTGTATTCTTTAATGAATTGCGTAACACTAATTAAGGGTTTATTTTCATAATAATATACATGTTCTTTTTCATCAAATATTATTAAGCCGTCATTACTTTTAAATTCATCTTCGTTATTATCAGGTATTTTAAATGCCATTGTGTTATATTTAGTATTTGTATTAATTCATATATTTATAATTACATTGCAAATATATAAGCTAAATAATTAATAACAAAATTTATTATAAAAAAATATTATATTTAAAAAACGTAAAATAAAGGCTATTTTTTAAACGAATTTAATTGAGTGGATAATTTTATCAAGTTTATCATTTAAATTTAAAAATTCTATATGCTATTATTAAATTTTTACTAATTTAAATTAAAATTTAAGTTTAACTTTAATATTAAATTAAATATTAAAATAATAATTAAATTAAATATATATTATATATATTATATATTCTTATTCTTATTCTTAATATATATATTATATATTATTATTATATATTTTATATAATATATATTATATTCTTATATATTAATTAGCAAAAAATTTCTTTAAAATGATACAATAGTATATTACAATATAAAATTATGTATTTAAAATATAAAGGTAGTATTTAAAATAATAAGAGTATATTATAAATGATAATTATTGATTATAATGAATAAATTTACTAAGATCGTCGCTTCGCTCCTCAGAAGAGAATGCCGATGTTAATTATTATATGAATGTAAAAATAAAATTCTAAAAAAACTTATAAAAAAATATAACATTTATTGTAATGATGAATTGGTAAGGCTTATAAGGTTAAAAAAATTTTTTAAATAAAATAAAGTCATAATTAAAAAAATAATATGTGTAGCTGAGAGGAGGAAGTCCCCCCCCTTGAACTTTAATTCAGTTTCGGCA